ACTCGTGGATTATAACCAACGCTCATTCTGTAATGTCCAAGCGGTTACGTCTCGTAGTCTCTCAACTACAGTAGCATCAGGTGTCCAACCTAAATCTCGCATTTTGTTACCATCAAGTGCATAACGTAAGTCATGGCCAGGTCTTGATGAATGAAAGTCAACCATTTCATAGTTCAATTTCTTATCCTGTGCTTGAGCAATTATCTGAGCAAGTTTTAGATTATCTAACTCTTCAGCACCTACAATATTAAACTTAGGGCATTTAGCATTGCCCCATGCCTTCTCAAATTTACCTTTGTAATTGATTAGAAACAATACAGCACTCGCAACATCATCAGCGTGTATATAGTGTCTCGAGCCAGGCACAGTTCTCGTGCTGTCACTATGGATAGTGACTTTCTCGCCGTCTCGTATTCTACGAATACACATTGGAATATACTTTTCTGGGTGTTGTCTCTCGCCAAAGACATTCATAGTGTGAGTTATATAAACTGGTAGTTGATATGTATTCTCGTAGGCAACTGCTAACTCTTCTCCGCCTGCCTTGGTAGCACTATATGGATTTGTAGAATTATATCTATCATTCTCTTCATACTTGATACCATCAGGAGCTGGCCCAAATACCTCATCAGTACTGAAATATAGGAATCTTTCTAAATGATCGAGTGATCTGGCGAAGTCTAATATATTACAAGTTCCTACCACATTATCCATCACAAATTCCATTGGATAATCAATACTACGATCTACATGAGAGCCAGCAGCGAGGTGTAAAATATAATCTACTTTTCCAATCTCTCGTCTTACGAGTGGATTTAATTCTGCCTTGAGATCATGCCAAACTACTTTAACTCTTTTTCTCTCGTTAGGTGTACATTCATACTGTAGTATATCATTGAGACGATTGAGATTGCCACTATAATCAAGTCTATCAAGTGTGACTATATTCCAATCTGTTTGAGTTAGAATACGGGCAATCAAGTGGTGTGCTATAAATCCAGCACCACCAGTAATCAATGCAGTTTTCATTCGTTTGTTGTATCTTCTAAAAGTTTGATAAAGAACCATTGATATGATTCATCATCGCCAAGTGAAAATTCCTCAAAGATGGCATGTGCTTCATCATACATCTTCAAATCTACTAATTCGGTTAATCTCTGACAATAGTAGTTCTCAACTTGAGTAATGCAATCTTCTTTGGATTTGTCCATGATTATGTATAATAGGGTGCGAGAAACAAAAATCATAACTAAGATGATTTTGTTTCCCCATTGACATTATAGAGCATCTAAGTCAGAATGGCGAGCCCTGTGTGTAGGTTTATCAACTGTCACAGTTGGTGTATATTCGTAACCATATTTGTTAAGATAGTTTTCAAACTGGTCATCAGGCACTTTGCCTTCCCAATACTCCTTCTCAGTATAAACTCTTTTAGTTTCAATTAATTTCTCAGTTTCTATCTCGTCACTCTCATCAGCATTTGTGTGATGTGTAACTTCTTTTAAAGTTTTAAGATAATCTAAAACGTGTTGTCTTATTTCCATAAGTTGTTCATAACAACCTTGATTATGAGCACAACCACGCAAATCGTGGTCTGGTTTTAATACTGACTCTGTGAATAGAGATAATGCTCTATCATATTTGATAGCTGGTGTTTCTTCCCCAACTGAGGCTTGGTCTTTCATTGTAGTAAGATAGTAATTTTACTAATTGCTATTGTCGCTAGAAAACATAACATAATTACAACATCATATTGTTTATATTTGATGTAAAAGGGCATACAAATAACATCAGCAATAACGTGAATAATTGCACCATAGAGTGTTGATATATGTAGTATAACAAAATATGCAACAATAATCAAGCAAGAGCCAGTAATTCTACCAGCAACTAATAAATTCATTTAATTAATTATTTACGATTGAAATTGCTGGTTCGCCTTTGTTGAATACAGTATCAACAACTGCTTCAACTTTGCGAGCAGTGGTAATTCCGACTTTGCTATAGACAGGTATGCAAACTAAACCAAACGTCTTTGTGGCGTCGCCTAGACGTATTACACGTCCAATAGTTTGACTAATACCTATGTAGTCCATACTACGAAGAAATAGAACTGCTTCCAATCCATTGACATTGATACCCTCAGATAGAATACTATGATGTAGAACTACAAACTTTTTAGTTGTATCTCTACCCCAAGTATTAAGAGTATTAAAGAACTCTTCTCTATCAACCTTCTCGCCATCTACGATAGCGCCAGTTTTAGATGTGATAGTCAACCATGAAAAACCACGATCTGCTAACTCTTGAATGAAATCAGTTTGAGATAATAAAGCAATGATTTGTTTAGTTGACTTAGCACATATCAATACTTTATCTTTGCATATATTATCAATCGAGTCAATCATCTGTTCGCAATCACGATCAGCAACTAACTCATCTTTATGTAGTATTCTTGATTGATAAACTTCAACTTTAGGTGGTAGTATGTAACCTTCCTTAACTAATTGTGGAGCAGGCACTAGGCATATCACTTGCCCATACTCTGGCCAGTTCATACCCGCCTTAACAGGCGAACGACTATGCTTTGGTGTAGCAGTAAAGAAGTAACATCTTTCAGCAAGATGAGAGAAGTGTTCGGTAGCAGGGAAAAAATTCTTCTGAACTGAATTATGTGCCTCATCAAAATAGATAGTATCAACTTCAATATCAAGTGACTCTTGTATCTTGTGTAGTGAATGATATGTTGTAAAGATTAGAATATTCTCTGTGCTGTTGTGATACCAGTATTCAAGTTGATCGGTCTTAGTTGTGCTGTTGTGATGTGTCTCTCCACTATGAACATGAATCACATCAACATCAGTAATATGCTCTAAGAACTCTGCTGATAGTTGATTTGCAAGTTAAATACGAGGAGCAACTACAACAATAGTTCTTGGCAAACTATCTTGAGAAAATCTTCTCTTAGCATCTTCAATCATACACATAGTCTTACCACCACCAGTGGGAACAATAACTTGTCCTTTGGTATTGTTAGACATGGCGTTTACAGCGTCAAGTTGATGTGGTCTTAGTTGCATAGTATTTTAGTTGATATATTCATTATAAAAGTTTTGATAGGTTTGTCTGCATATCATGTGACAGATTTCTATGTGGTACATATAGTGTTCCATACTTACCAAATACATCATTGAATCTATCTAAATCTTTGCCAAGATATACAACTGCTGATTGAAATGGTGCAGCACCTCTACCATCGCCAAACTTGAGTCTCTTATTGATAGCAAGCCAAGGATATTGTGAAACTGACTTCCACCACTTTGTTGATACATCTAATTTAATCAACAATATTAATTCCTTTGCATATCCTAACTCATATTGTGATACAGCATAAGGCACCCATGTCTTACTATCACTATATGGGTGGTTCATAAAGACTCTATCAGCAATCCACTTATGTGCTAATCCATTTGTCTCCTCTGTATATACCTTTGTAGCAGGCACGTTAGGGTTGTTCTCGTCATTAGAACAAGGGTCAAGGTCAATCGTACCAAAGAATTTAATTACATCGCCTACAAAATCTGGCGGTGTGTTCCAACAATCAGTTCTGTTTCCTGTTGTTGCTGTGAGTGCTGCGAGTGCTGATGAAATCATTTGTACTGTCCTCTAAAAGTTTCTTCTGTTATGATAGTAACGTCAGGCGAGTCACTATGTTTAAAATTATCACTAAGAAAATATTCTTTCAATGTCCAACCATCATGTCCACACAATACTATGATACCACACTCATAGCCATACTTGTCAATAGCGTCTTGTAACTTATTACATTCAAAGTCAATTTTCTCTTCCGCTGTTCCACCAACGCCTTGTCTCTTAAGACTTACGAGTTTGCCACCTTTGTGTTTTGATGTCCACCTTTTTGCTTTCTTTGTTTTCTTGTAAGCATCGCCACCAATTAAGATGTCAACGATATGGTCTTTGTTAGTCGTAAATTGTTTTCCAACAACTGCTTGTGGATAAACATTACCACTATAATTTTCACTTAGGAAAACTTCAAGTTCAAGTTCTTTTTTGTTTCCAGTAGTGGTATCTCTGGAAGCATGAGTTGCCATGATAAAAAATGTTGTTACCTCTATTATACAAAAAAAGAGGCTGCATAGCAACCTCCTTGTGACACTTTTTCAACTGTTTATATATTCTTTATATAAAGTTTCTTCTGCTTCTCTGGCAGCAATCTCATGTGGTTGGTCATCATAACTGTAGTTTTCTACTGGTTCATTCTTGTAATACATCTTTGACCATTTTGTTTTGAGAGTTCCATCAATAAATTGTTTCATGTGAAACATCTCGTGCAGTAAAGTTTTTGTATAGGTTTCTTTATCAAGGTGTGTGTCAATCTCGATTTCAAAATCTCGTGGACGAAACCAACCGCCTGTGGTATCACAATACCCAAGGCAGTGTTCTCTCTTCATTCCACGATGAATAATGTCAAGATTGATTTTGTGTCTAGGAAAATACTTTTCTATAAACCAAGAGGCAACACTCTTGCATAACCTCGTAGAATAGCCGTATCCAGAATGATAGATGTAAGACATACTCCCCAATGTAGAAACCAAACAAAAGAACTTACGAATAAAAGTTTTTCTTTGGCGTTCATAAAAAAACGAAACTAAGCCTATTATAGACTTAATTTCGTGTGTGGTCAAGTTCGGGTGGACAGTTTATGAACCGTTCTCTAGTTTGTCTACTTTGGCAGATAGTTCTTGTATTGCTTTCACTAATACAGGAATTAGTTTTC